GACCTTGAGGAACCTGTACGGAGACGAGTCCTTCGCAGTAGGCGCCTGTGTCGCGTCACTGAGCAACTTGCCGGAAGCGGCAAGCGACGCATTTGCGTTCAGCGTTGATATGTTCGCCTTGACGAGGTTCAAGAGGGCCTTCGCAGAGCGATATGCTGTCATCCCGTGTGTCATAGGTCTTCTGGGTAAGGGCCAAATCGTCCGTGGTCGCGCGTCTGCCTCATCCAGTGGAGGCTTCTTCCTGTCGGCATCTCAACCTGAGACACCAGATTGGCAAGTCGCCTCTGAATCTCTGCGATGTCCTCATCGGTCAGGACAAGGAATGGGCGAGGTGGTGTACCTGGGTGCATCCACCCCTTGAGGAAGTTTGGCTGTTCGTGTGGCACGGTGCCTGTCTGTGCGAACTCGGCGTGTGGATGTGATGTGCCATAAATCCCGCCCTCGGAGTCGACCTCGAAGATGTTGTCGTCTCCACCGGGGCGCAACGACTCCATCAGGTCGCTTTCCATTCCCGTGTAGATTGGTGTCGACGGCTCGCCTCTCGGCGCTTTCCACTCGTTCACCGTCCAAGTCGTCAGCGGAGCCATTGGGGTCATCCCGCTCATGCCGTGCTGTATGTTGCGACGGAAGGCTGGGAAGATAACGCCATGGCCTATCGACTGGAAGAAGCCTTCACGGATGTCAGGGTCGAGGATAGCGAAGATGCCACGCACAGCGTCGGCGAAGCCAGCACTCGTCGCCGTGTCAAATGTGTTCTCCGTCTCCTCGTAATCGCCGCCGTCGTACGGGTAACTCATGGAGATTCCCTTTCGACAAGCAGTATGTGGCGATACGACACGATGGTGTTATCCCACAACTGAGGCTGGCAACGCACGACCTTGTACTGGTAGTCGCCAAGAAGAGGGTTCTCGTCAATCGCCTTGAGCGTCATCCCGATGGGGATGGGTGACAGACACTCGTAGTAACGGAAGTCTGTGGCCTGAGCGTTGTAGTACGCCTCCCACTGAAACGTCTTCTCCGTGTCGGCGCTGATGTGCGCGAACACACCACGGATATCATCCCCGTCGCCCTTCTGCAGAAGCACGCCGATGGACTTTATCTGGTATTCGAGAGAGGACTTATACCTTTGCGCTCTTGCGGGCATCAGAGAGGCCTTCGCAACTGGATGAACGGCGGGTCGATGAACTCTTGGAGCATCTTGTGTGCTTCGGCCATCCACGACTGAGGCGAGTCAGCAGGCTCGCTGTACTCCTCGCGAACGCGGTCTGTGGCCTGCCACGCTATGACGGGGCCTCCCTTTCCTTCATCAGACATAGGCGCCACTTCGGCGCAAGCGAACAACAGTGCCGCTCTCGACACAGCGGGTGGTGGCCCTGCACTGTAACCCCACGTTCCGGTGATGTCGATTGGAGTCTTGCGAGGGAACAGGTGGCCGTTCTTGAGGATGATGCGACGGAACGGGACAACATCATCGCCGCTGTCGAAGTTGTACGGTTCGTACTCGATTTCGATGTTGACGAGGTTGTAGGGGGAGTACGTCTCTCTGCCGAAGTCGGAGGTGAGCCGAAGAACCATCGTCTCGATGTTTGAGCACCACGGCATCACAAGGTTGGTGCGTCCTGTGCCGTACAGCGTCTTCATGCCTTGAGTCAGCGTGAAGTCGCGTCGGGTCAGTCTGTTCACGCGAGTGATGGCGCGTGTGACGGCGCCTTCGTACTCTGCCGCAAACTCGTTGCCCTGCGGGATGGTGTACGAACGTGTGATAAGGTAGTTCTTGACGCTCTGAGCGTCGGGCCAGGACAATGCCATCCCATCCACCTCTCACAGCAAGGGGGAGCGGAGCGTTATTGCACCGCTCCCCCGTTCTGTGCCTGAGCCGACAGAGAGACTAGACGCTCAGGTCAACGAGGCCACTGCCTACCACTGCGGCATCGGGCCTTTCAACCTGAAGGTCAGACATGAGGTCTACCTGGTAGTAGACCACACCGCGCGAGATGACGTCCTTGGAAGTCATGTCGCGGGAGATTCGGATGTCCTGGCCTGCCACGATGCCGATGATGAAGTTCTCGGGGTATGACAGGACAATCTTGTCGGTGGGAAGATTGGGGTCTTCCACGATGGGGATGCCGTACGGGGCATCCGCGACGGGCATGGAGCCGTTGGGGTTGTTGGCGTTCGCCAGAAGTGCGCGTCCACCAACGCTCTCCAACGCGGTGCGGTTCCGCACCAGGTAGTCGTTCCACGCAAAGTGCGTGACCGGGTGGACGAACCATCGGAGTTGGTCTGCGAAGGCGCTCCGGTAGTTCGAAGGCATCCGGTAGTACAACTTCGTCCAGATTTTCGGCTGGATGTTGCCGTTCGTCTCCACGCCGTCGCCAGTACCGGAGACATCGACATACTGGTACGGCGTCGCGAGGCGAATCCTCTTGAGCCAGCCCGTCTGAGCGACGAGCATGGACGGGTAACTCGCAACCGTTCCGGACGGGTCTGTGGAAGTCAGCAACGTGATGGTGGCGTTGCTGCCGATGACGGCGGCGGCGCTGTCCATCACGCCGCCTTCGGGGTGAAGGAGTTTGTTCCCGCTCTTGCCATCGTAGTTGATGACCTGAGTCGAGTTGTACACCGTCCCCTTGTCAGGGAAATTGGTGCCGTCTGTCACCAGAAGCCACGGCGACGGCGTGTGGTACGCAACGCCGCGTGGGACGTAGCCGCCTGGCTTGAGAGCGCCCGTCAGCCCGGTTGCGGCATCTGTGTTGGCGGTCTCGCCGACCCAGATGACGTATGTGGTCGTGGACGGGACCGACTCGACGACCCACGTGCTGTTCATGCCAGCCTGCGTGGACGTGAAGCCAGACAGGGTAACCGTATCGCCAGCGGCCAGACCGTGTGCGGTGGCGGACGTGATGGTCGCCATGCGCCCGGATGTCACTCCGGAGATGGCGATTCCCGTCTGGTTGCCGCCAGCGGCAGTATTCGGAGTGGCGGAGGCGATGGTCGCGCCGGCGAGAGTGTTGTCGCCGTTCCACGCCAGTTCGTTCATGTCCTTCGCCAACTGCTTCGTCATGAGAGCCATGACGGTATCTTCGAGGTTGCCGCGCTCGATGGAGAACAGCAACGCTTCGCGGGTCAGTTCCCACGGGAACTGCATCGCAGTGGCGCTCAGCACGACCTGTTCGTACTTGATGGGATTGAAGGTGTTGGTCGCCGTGCCTTCGGGCTTGCGCCTCAGCACGCGGTTCTGGATGTTGATTTTGTCGATGTTCATCTTCCGCGCGTTCATCGTGACGCGACGGGACATCTGAAGCATCGGCGTGGCTTCGAACACGCGCCGGATGAACTCCTGCGCCTGTTCGTTGTTGAGTTCTACGCCGCCAGCGTTGCCCTGGCCGCCAAACCCGGAGGTCTGGATTGCCGCTTTGCGCAACAGTTCGGCGTTGGTGTCAAGAGTAGGCATCTTTCTCTACCTCGTTGCGGATTCTCTGGTCAGGGCCGGACTACATGAAGACGCCGGCGAAGGAAACACCCGTCTCCTGCTTGGCGACCTCGGTGGTTGTCTCGACATTCGGCTGAGCGGACAGGCCGCGAGCCTTCTCAATGCGCTCGATACGGTCGAGCATCGGGGCCAGCGCTTTCGACACGACTGACTCGACTGTCTCGACCGGTTCGGCGGGCGGCTCGGGAGCGGGAGCCTGCTCCAGCGCGTTCAGGCGCTCGGTGATGGGGGCAAGGGCTTCCTCCAGAGCCTTCTGCACTTCTTCGGGCTTCATCTCTTCCTCCGTGGTTTCGGTCTGGGGTTCTCCCCCCATCTCGACAGCGGACCCGCACCCGGGCGGCACGTTGTCGTTCCATCCCGCGCGCTTGAGAAGCCTGCCTATGAATCCTTCTGCGCGTGGCTGTTGCGAATACACCGACTTGGCGACAGGGCCGATAGACCAGACGAGCGTTGCTTCCCGCTTCTGGTTCATATCGACGTTCACCGTCTCGCCTTCGATGGTGAACGGTACGATGTACGTTTCCGTCTCGTCTTCCTTGTAGACGCGGACGACGGCGCGGTTGCCTTCCAGAATCTCGTAGCAGAAGGAGTCGCCTTCGAACTGCTCGGCAATCTCGTGGCATATCTGCTCCTGCGTCATCAGCGTGGGAGACTTGGCCTTGATGACCTTGAACTCCTCGCCAATGGCAGGCTTGTCAACGAGAGAGACTTCCTCTACTTCGAGGTCCTTCAGGATGTAGCGGTCTTTCGGCATCATCAGACCTCCGTGCGAATACCCTTCCCACCGACGCTGAAGCCGGTGATTTGCCCGCTCACAACGCGCTCCCACAGTTCCTCACTGCACTTGACGGCGAGAACCCAGGAGCCAGGCTGGAACAGGGGGTCACCCTCGCGCGCTATGAACGACTCGACGATATGGGTGGATGCGTCGGCTTTGGCGACATGCTGAATGCCGAGAGCGCGGGACGAGCGCATGTACTCGTAAGCCGCCTTCTCGACCTCTTCGCGCGAGATGCAGTCGCCTTGAACGTCGAACACGTCGGGAACGAGCACCTCTCCCATCGCTATTCGCTTCGCGCTGTCAAGTGACTTGAAGACCCGCATCTGGCTCACCTTACACGGATGCAGTCAGGATTCGGCACTCAAGGGTACCGCCGGGGGTGCTGGTGACGTAGAACTTCGTCACATCCACCGAGTTCGAGAACGGCTGGGCAGCCCCTCCGTTGGAAGTCCAGATGATAGGCTCGTTGGCGTAGAGTTCGATGGTGTTGGTAGGCGAGCCGCTGCTGTTCGTCTTGATGGTCATGCGGGCAGTCGCCAGAAGGTAGATGGACTTCAGTTGACCAGCGCCAGTCGGGAACATGACATCGTGGGCCTCGTTGTTCGCCGAGGACGCAATGGTCATCTGGTAGTTGTTCTCGCTGTCGCCAGTCGAAGCGACGGAGCCGTTGACCGAGCCGCCGTTGCTGGAAACGAACTGCGAGTTGATGGTGTGAGTGATTGCCATTCCTGTGCCTTTCGGTCAAGTGCGCTACCACACTGTCACGAACAGAATAGCGCACAGCGGGATAATAGATGCACTACTGCGCGATATTCACTTGTCTGCCGCCTTCTTCCCTTCTGCCGCCTCCTCTGTCGCCGGCTTTCTCACTGGCTGTTCGGGGTCGTGCAGCCTGCGGACTCCACCAACCGCGTATGGCCCCGTGTCCTGCTTCGGTTCCGGAATCTTGTCATAGCCTTCGCCTACAAGAATCGGCAGGCCAATCATCGCCCGTGCCTCGTTGACGGTGATGAAGGGGGAGCCTCCCACCGCCCTGGTAGCCATCTCGACGTTCTGGCGCTCTTCCTTCAGGTCGAGTTCCGCGAACTCGAAGAGCAGTCCTTCAAAGCCGAAGTCGAGTCGGAGTATCCTGTTGAACGAATACTCGACCCGTGTCTGGATAGGCTCCACTACCTCAAACTTGAACGAGTCCGTCTCGGCCATGAGGTTCGTGCCGCCTCCCAACGCGCCCATCGACTGCACTCCGGCCTTTCCAGGCGACAGCCCCCAGCACCGCAGGATCGTATCACGGCTGGCTTCGTGCAGTTCCTTGAACGCCATATCCTTGTGTGGTGCGTTCAGCGGAACCATCTCGACCTTGACGGCGTTGCCTCCCATCTCAGGCAGTGCGGCGATGTACAGCATCCCGTGATGCTTGTCGGCTCCTGAGTGCGCGTCGGTCAGGAAGTCCTCTATCTGCTGGATGGACTCTGCGGTGAGGGAGCCGCCGTTCACGAGAACGGCCCAATCGGGCATCATGCCGTTCTCGAAGAAGGCGAGGTTGGAAATCTTCGCGCTGGCATCCAGAAGGATGTCCTTCATCGCGGGGTAGACGGGAGGCAGACCGTAGTAGCGAGACAACGCCGTCGCTTGTCAGCATTCGGTGCCAGGTGCCGTCCTTGCGCATCTGCTCTCGGACGGCGGCGTCTGGTTCGTACTTGTTGAACATCTGGTAGCGGCCGCCTGCAGTCCACTGGACGAACCCGTTGTTGTCCATTCTGACGCGGACTTCCTGCGCTGGCACCCAGTAGACGGCGCTAACCTCGTCCTTGTTGTTGCGCGAGACTTCAAGAGCGGCGTTGCCGAGGAGCATCCTGTCGAGCAACGCTCTCTTGAGTTCTTCCAGAAGCGGCGACTCGCCGGAGATGCCGTCGAACGTCTCACGCGCCGTGAACAGCACTTCGTCCGATGCGGGGTTCTCGGCTTCGTTGTCCTTGACGATTCGCCAGCCCTGACCGCACACC